CAAAATGGCGTCTTCGCAAATCCCAATTATTGAAAAGATTGATGACCGAGAAGTTATGCGTATTAGGTCGCAAATAAAAACCCTATCAAAAGAAGAACAAATGAAACTGATGATTGATGCTTTTAATCAATTTAAGGTAAAGTTTAATGATGTGCCTATTGAAGCATTAGTTGAAAAAAACCCACACTTAAAAGAGATGTTGGAAAAGAAAATTATACCCTCACCAAATGAGTTGAGCGATGCGTTTGAACGCCTTTTGAACGAAAAACCATCACACCCTTTATTTGTAAATGATGTTGAATACGAAACAAAAAAAGGTGTTGAAACTGCTTACGGATATTATAAAAATGGTTGGAAAATACACGACGTTAAAGGCGATGGAAAATATAAACAATTAAATATATACACATCAAGAAACGCTATTGTTGATTACGAACACCGAATGATGTTTAAAAAAACAAAAATGGGTAGTTGGAAATTAGTTGTCTTGGAAGGATTTGATGGTATTGATTTATTAAAAGTTGTTAATTTGGGAAATTGTGAAACTCACGTTTTGGATTATTTGAATGCTCTTTTGAAATAGAGATTAGAATAATTTTATATGGAGAGAAAATAGTAAATAAATAGAATAGTTTTTTTTTAATTTTTACCGATTTTAAAAAAAAATTGATTTGGAAAATGTTTTTAAAACAGAACCATATTACAAAGTAAGAACCACAATATGGCGACCAATAACGAAGCACGAGGTAATCCTCAAAATGTATTTGATAATTTGCTTGTTACTTTGATGGAGCGTGTGGAGGAAATTACCGAAAAATATAATCTGCGTGATGGTGAATATAAAGAACTGGCGGAAGGATTGATGACTATTAAAAATCTTCAATCACAACTCAGAACAAACCCAGTATTTAATACGATTGAGCGACGAGTTCAGCGTCAGCGAAATCACCAACAGCGTAAATATACCAAAATACCTCTTGAAGATAAAATCAATAATGAGGATTATATCAATTGTCCTAAGTGTAATCGTTTCATTATAAATGTTAGTGGTGCGTTGAAACAACACCAAATGACGAATGTATGTATTAACACGCTACAAGCGAAGAAAACGACACACACATTTAAAAAAGTTATTACTCGTCGTGTTGCCGAAGTTCAACAAGTTCTCAATATTCGTATGTATAAACGAATTAATGAATGCCCTCGTATGATTGATGATAATGGTGATGGTATTGTTTATAATATTAATCAATGGGAATATATTAATAAAAATATAGAATATATTATGAAGGAAAAAAATATAACCGAAGGCACTTTATTTGAGATTTTGAAGACAAGAGATTAGATTAAAAATATTTATGTGGAGAGAAAATACAAAAATAAATAAAAATTAAAATAGTTTTTTTATAAATACCCTTTTTTTTTTAATCTTGCTTTTGTCTTTGCTTGTTCTTCCTCTGCTTTTTTTGTGTCTAATTTTGCTTGTTCTTCGTATTCGCTTTGTCTAAAAGGGTCATCTTTCAAATATTCATTCAATACTGATGCGGGCATCAAATATTCCGACGGTTTCCCATCGGCACTGGTGGTGTAAAATACCATATTACTTGGAACATCTTTGGGTTCGTCAAGTTCATCTACTATTCTACCACGAGCATATTTTCCAACTAACAATACTCTATCTTTTTCAAAGTTTCCTCTTCTAACTATAACTTTATAAGCATTAAGACTTGTTCCACTATAATAAAAATCTTCATCAATATAGTTGTTCCCAAACAACATATTCGTTTCTTGTAGTTTGGGTGTTGGTTCTTTTGCTTTTGGCGTAGGTTTTTTTGCTTTTGGCGTGGGTTCTTTTGCTTTTGGAGTGGGTTTTTTTGCTTTTGGCGTGGGTTCTTTTGCTTTTGGTTCATCTTCTTCTACTGACGCAACTTTTTTATTGCCGTGTTCTGCCTTTGTAAATAAAACATTACCTCTGAACTCCATAACCTTTTTTAGGGTTTCAAGTAGAACTGATTTCTTTTGTTTTGATATATTGCCTAAACTATGAAGTGCCTTGTATTTTGTAGCAATATCACGAAGTAATTTAACTGATAATTTATCCCACATATTTATATATATAAATATATATTTTTATTTATTTATTCTTTTCTCTCTGTAAATAAAAATGGTTCAAGCAAAAAAAGGAGTAGTTGTAAATCTTGAAGAAGAAGTTATAGAAGATATGATTGAAGAAGTAGCAGAGCAACTTCATAATTTACATATTGAGTTGTTTGAGATGCTACACGATGTTAGAGAACTACAAATGCTTGTATTAAAAAATAAAGCACCTCATCTTGAAGTTATTGAAAACGAAAAAGTAAATATTGATGTAATTGATTTATCTTAATTTCTCTCAACATTATAAAATGGAAACTGAAAAATTATATAAAATCTTTAAGAGTAAGAGTAAAAATAAGAAGTATAGTGTTTATGTTATGAAAGATGGAAAAAAAACACTTATTCACTTTGGCGATAAAAATTATCACCATTACAAGGATACAACCCCGTTAAAATTATATTCTAATTTAGACCATAATGATAAAGACAGACAAAAATCATATTTATTACGGGCAAGAGCAATAAAAAATAAACAAGGTGAATTAACTTGGAGAGATAAGAATACGGCAAATTATTACGCTATAAAATATTTATGGAGTGGATAATATTAAATATTAATTATTTATTTAATATAATAAAATTGAAACTATTTAGGGAAATACCCAAATATATAATATTGGGTATATATATAAAGATGGACGCTCTAATTAACACGCTAATTAAAGAAAGGCAGTTGAAAGAGAACACCCTAAAAATATACCGAACTAAATTGGAAAGTTTAGCAAAAACGATTACAAAAAAAGATTATGTTGATAATAAATTTTTGATAAATAAATACGACCAAGTTAAAGACTTCTTGCTTCAACAAACTAATTCTACAAAAGCAAATTATATTAAAAGTATTCTTGTTGCTTTATATCCCGAGAAAGGTGTTGTCCCTATTTCAAAAAAACCAACAACACGAGAAACATCGTATCATAACTATGTAAAATTACTTGCTGGGACAAAAGAAGTGTATGAGGCAAAAATTGCTGACGGCGGTAAGAGCGATAAAGATGAGAAGAATTGGTTGGAATGGAAAGATGTTATGGATATTGCTAATAAATATAAACAACTTATTAAATCTGAAAAAATAAATGGGAAAAGTGTAAATCTCTCCCCAACTCAACTTCTAACTCTAAAAAAATATGTTATTATTTCACTCTATACAGAAATACCGCCACAAAGAACAAGCACTTATGTCGGTGTAAAATATATTAAACCAGCACAATATAAAAAACTCACAAATGAAGAAAAGCAAAATAATTCATATTTAGTTGAAGGAGCAAGTCCCTATTTTAGCATAGGCGGTTCGTTGTTGAAAAACAAAAGCGACACAGCAAATATATTACCAGTTAATAAGAAATTGAAATCTGTATTGACTTTATGGAAAAAACATAACCCAACCGAATATTTAATTCCAAATAACATAATGACTGATATGATAAATTATAAAGAGTTTGGGAAATTATTTGTAAATGTGTTTGAACCTTATGTAGATGGAAAAATAATAACGCCTTCACTATTGAGGAAGTCGTATATAAGCAGTAATAAAGACTATGTTGATTTAGAACAAGTAAAGACCAAGACCGAACAGACCGCAAAAGAAATGAACCATTCTACTTCTGTTGCTTCAAAAGTTTATAAAAAAAAATAGATTATTTTATATTATTATATTATATAAAATGAGACTTATTAGATTAACCACAGATAATCCACTCGGTATTTTTCAAAATGTGTTTAACAGCACCATTACAATACAACCAAAAAGCAAAATATGTCTTACCAGTCTAACCAGCGAGGAGGCGGTTGAAGGTCTTACTATAAATGATACAAATGATACTATTAGAGTTCAACTTGCTACTACTGGCGGTAGTGCTGGTATAAAGACGATTAGATTAACTCACGGAGTTTATAAAGACACTGATTTTGATTTGTTTTTTAAAGATTTTACTGATAAACTAAACGCAACTATTGTTTGTGCTGGTGCTGGTGTTGGTTATGAATACAAAGTGACCTTAGATAATAGTGGGCGAGTTACTATTTTAGGAAAACGCAGTCCATACAACGACAACGCAATTTCGTCTTCATCTTGGATTAAAAATGGAGTTGAGGGTATTGTAACAGGTAATAAAACGACGTGGTCTTCTATATCAGCACTATCAACAAGTTTAAATAATGTTAATATGGGATTAGAACAATTATTTTGTAATGGTGGTGGTGTTTTCTCTTGTCGTATCAACACTTTATTAGATGATGACCCTGAACAAAATGGGTTTATAATTGGATTAACTGAAATAGACCCTACCACTAATCCAAATTATGCCGAAGGTATAATTAAACACGGTATTTCAGTCAGTTCTGTTTCGGGTAATTATTCTTATTATCATAATGGAACAATCACAGCAACAAATACTCCTATTGCTTATCAGTCCGCAAATAGCAATGATAATGATACTTTAACAATACAATTAACTGAAAATAAATATGAATATAGAATATTTAATAAATCAAGTGTAGAAGCAGAAACTCTTGGAATAGTGCTATTTTCTATTGATAGAACTGGTGATGATAAAAATCTACTTTATCCATTTATTTCTTTTAGAGGTGGTAAAAATAATTGTAAGGTTGATGGTGTAAAATATACACCCAGTCCATTTACTACTCCGCCTTCTTATAGTAATTTGTCTTCTGAAAGTCCTCCATTACTTGGTGGCGTTCCAAGCGGTTCTACAAGAGCAACAGTTCAGTTTATAGATTTTATATCTATTGCTCTCGCAAATTATCTTGGTTTTGAAAACCAACGAAATCCATCAAGTGTTCCAATCCCTGCTGTTTTGGAATTAAACCTTATTGCTTCACAGCAATTTATCCCTACCTCTTTTACTGATAGTTTTTTGGTAGAATTATTAAATATATCCGTAGATAGTTATGATGGTGCTGTATCAGGACGCAGAAACCTATTAGCAGTTGTTCCACAATCATATAACGAAAAACAACAGATAGTTTATCAAGCAACTAATTTATTATGGATTGATTTTTTAAATGCTTTTCCAGTTGATTTGCGTGAGTTGCGTGTCCGCTTGATAAGAGATGACGGAACTCCTTTAAGAATTAAAGGTATATCAACTATGGTAGTAATGATAAAAGACCCTAATGAATAAAAACAATAATATTAATTATTTTATATATTAATATTATATAATATAAAATGTCGTCAATATCTTCATTACAATTGAAAACAGCAGTAAATGGAGGTATAACATTTATTAGTCAACCGACAGACCTACTAAGATTTAATTCACTCTCATATTCAGGATTTTATACACACCCTTCGCTTTTGATATGTAATTTAACTGTCTATTTTAGCAATAGTCCTGATACTGATTTTAAACTATATGATACAATTACTTTAAATAATGAACTTCGTAGCACTGGTAATTTATTAATTCCTTCACGCTATTTTCAATTTCGTGTTGAAAATCCAGCACCTGATGCTATGGAAAATATTGATATTGTTTTTACAGCACATAAACAAGCGACGAGTAATATTGATGTTAATACTTCAATAGATGATGTTCTTACGGTTACAGGTGATTTTTCTCTTCAAACAACACAACTTGCTGTTAAGGGTGTTTTAGATAGTATTTCTGTAAATACAACTCGTGTATCAACAACTGAAAATGTAGCAGAAGCAATACCAGTCCGTCTTGTTGCTGGAATTGCTGGTGAGTTTTATAACCCATTACGAGCAATTGGAAATGACCTTTCCGTATATGTAGATGATATGAATCCTGATGTTGCTGTAAATAGCGGATTATCCACAAAATCACTTCAAGAGACAGCAAACACTAAATTAGATAATATTAAAACTAATACAGATAATTTAGTCCGTGTTACGCCTACAAGTAATGTAGCAGAAGCAATCCCTGTCCGTCTTGTTGCTGGAATTAGTGGTGACTTTTATAACCCATTACGAGCAATTGGTAATGATTTATCAGTTTATATTGATGATATGAACCCTGATGTTGCTGTAAATAGTGGATTATCCACAAAATCACTTCAAGAGACAGCAAACACTAAATTAGATAATATTAAAACTAATACAGATAATTTAGTCCGTGTTACGCCTACAAGTAATGTGACAGAAGCAATACCTGTGAGATTAATGGTCGGAACGAGTGGTTCTTCTTTTAATGCTCTTCGTAGTATTGGTTCTGATTTAGGAGTATATGTAGATGATATGAACCCTGATGCTGTAAATAATTCAGGAATGTCAAAGGCATCCCTTCAAACTAACGGCAATAATATTCTTACAACAATTTCAAATACTTTAACAATTATGGATACCGTTTTAGATAATATTGATACTGGAATTAATAAAGCAGTTACAACTGCGGTTTTATATAATAATGAAACGGTTACTGCTGGAACTGTTAGTTCTACTATTAATTTAGGAACTGGTAAAGACCGTTATAATACTATACAAGTTATAGGTGACAGCACAACGAGCAATTTTGCTTTCAGATTTGATTATAGTATAGACGGAACTAATTTTTATACAGACGGAGTTGAAAATACTAATTATAATAACGGAACTTATTTATTTAGTGTTTCACGATTAAATATAAGCGTCCCATATATAAGAATACATATACAAGCACATACTGGAGATAACGTTCATATGTCTTATGCTTTAAGCAAGGAATAAATACCTTTAATAATTTTAATTTTAATATTAATAATTTAATTATATTTGTTAATATTAAATGCCTATTAATTCTAATTATATTGGCGTAGAACAAAGTATTACAATACAACAAGTTGATTCTTTGGAAACAATTATAAATAATAAAAGTGAAGAATTAACGACAATTCAAAATAATCTTTTAGCAGAAGAAAACACACGATTTACAAACGACCAAACATTACAAACTAATATTAATGAAAAACTCGCAGAAGCAAATAGCGTTTTTATGCCGAATTATACAAAATATATAGTTAATAATCGTGATAGTTTTCAAGATGTTATTAATTCAATTACTAATCAAGCAACCGTTGTAAATATATCACAAGGTAGTTTTGGAGGTTCAACGCCATTTACTATAAATAAGCAAAATATAGCATTAATCGGTCAAGCATCAACTCCTCCTATTGTAGAATTTGCTTTTCAAGTTAATACCGATAATGATGCTGATAGAATTAGAATGAGATATTTATCATTTGATGGTGTTTTTGTTGCTGGTTCAAGTCGTTCTGTTTATACTGATACAACATTTAACGATAATGTTTTTATAACAAAACCAACATTACCAAGTTATATGTCTTTTGTGAATTGTGAATTCGCAAGTGATAAATCTATAAATGTAGCAATTGATTTTAATAGTGTCTGTTATTTTATAAATTGTAATTTTGCTGGGGCAACTCTCTCATTACTTCAAAGTCTTCCTCAACAAGTAATTATAAATAATTGTGCTGGGTTGGTTTCATATCCAACAAATGCCTTACTTGTCGGATTAAATGTTTTAACAAGTGGCGTATCACAAAATAATATTTCACAAATTATATTACCAAGTGGTGCTGGTTCAAGCGGACAAGTTCTTACAAGTGGAGGTGCTGGAAATGTTAATACTTGGACAACACCTTCTAGTGGTAGTAGTGGGGTTTGTTTAGAAAGTATATCCGTAATTCCAACAGGGCAATCAATTATTACTAAAAGCGGAGAAACGCTTACTTTTGAAAATGTGAATGCTGTTATTGATGTATTACAACGAGGCAGTTTTAGCGAACTTGGTGGAAGACTTACTTATTTACCTCCATCTGGAACAAAATTAGTAAAATTAACATATACAGTTAAAGTTGGTTATACTCAAGCAAGTTCATCTCAGCAACTATTAATGTCTTGCAGAAGTGGAGATTTTCCTCCAAGTTTATCAAATACATCTATTACACATAGTGAGATATATATGCGTTCTCAACTTGGTTTTGGCGAATGCCCTATGGTGTCTCTTGAAGCAGTAATTAATATTGATGCTTCTTTATCAGATGATATAGCAAATGGAACACTACAAAGTTGGACTATACCAAAACAATTCTATTTTATTGGTAGCAAAATAACTCAAAATGTTCCTTGTAAGGTTCATAGTAAAAATGGATATGATGGTTCATTCAGTAATCAGTTCGCTCCGCCTGTTTTGAAAATAGAAGCATTTTCTTAAATTATTTCTTTTTAATTTTTTCAAATAAATCAGTATCGTGATTTAATTTCCGATTACCTTCTATTTTATTAACAAATGAATAAACCCTAGCCATCGCCCATTGGTCTGAACTGGAAACTGACTTGCGAACCGAAGATGGATTTGTGAAATATGCCCCTTCACCACGAGAATATACATCATCTAATATTTTAATTGGTATTTTGCTGATTTTGCTAATTTCTTTTTTAGAATGGGGTTCATCTTTATTAAATCCGTGTCTTTTATTGTATTCTTGCTTATTTGTTAAAACCATTATATTATATAACATATAATAATCATATTTAATTTACAGATTAAATATAATTATACCTTTTTGTAAAAAGTATTTTATTGAGTTGAACGAATACTTAATGTGACACTTGATGGGTGAGTATTTGGAATATCATTACCATCTGAATCTTGAATTTTTATATTTACGCTATTAAAAGAAACATTAGTTAATCTAACATAACTCAAATTAATAGGAGTTACGTGTGTTAATTCGTTTTCTAGTGGTGTTTCATGGTTCATATTAGTTTTATATACAAGTTGTCTTTTAGTCCCATCAACATAAGAAAAATCTACTAAATTACACTCTACATAAATTGCTTTATTTGTATAGGGATTTGGAGTGGGAAACGTTAATGAAACGACGGCAACTTCCCATTTATTAAAAGCATTTAGTGTAATAGTATTTGATAAAGTTGTTGTAAAATCATAAGAAGAACCTGTTGAGGTTAATCCATCACTATTTAAAACTAATTGAGTATAACTAGACATTTATACTATATTCTAATATTTTAAAATTATAAATATATAATATAAATAATGAATAAACTAATAAGTTTTCTAAAAAAAATATGTCAATGTAAATGTGCTTGTCAAACTATATGTGATTTTGAAATTAAATCACCTTCAGAACAAAATGGTTCTGAAATACAAGAGACGGAATCATTAGGTCAAAATACTCCGAGACTATCTCCAAGAATATCTCCGAGAGTATCTCCAAGAATAATAAGACAACTTCCACAAATTCCTCATAATGAAAATTCAATTGAAGGAAATAATGTTTATGTAACTGTTAGTTAAATACTTTATTAAAATACTTTTATTCATTTGGAGATTTTATCAAAATAGTTAAAACAACACTTCCAAATGTAATTATAGGAGATAAGTCTTCCTTCAAAATTCGACCTTTAATATTTCTTAGTTGAAGTGGATTTGCGTTATCAATGTCTAAATAAATTAGATTAGATGCTTCATAAATTACTTTTCCTTCAAGTAAATTACTCTGAGCTGGAATAACTCCTAGAAAATTTCTTCTTTGTTTGCTGAGTCCATCATAAGAAGAGAGATTAATATTAAATAATTCTACAATAATTGAATCACCAACATTTCTAAAAACAAATTGGCTATCAGCAGTATAAATAATATTTTTTGCTAAAATAGTACCACTTGATGGATAACGTGTATTTCTAAATCCTAAAAAGTTAGCCAATGATAAAGCGCCCCAAGTAAGCGATTGCTGTGTTCGCTCTACTTGCTGAACTGGCGATTTAATTGTTTGGTCATTATCAGGTGTTAAATCTGGTTGATAAATTGATGTTGTTAAAAACGGGTCTGCTGTATATTTTACTTGCATAACAGAAGCATTTGCTTTTTTACCTTGAAAACTAATAAAAGGATAAAGCGTAAGGTCGCTTAAAGGCGTTCCTCCGTAAGCAGTAAGTTCTTGCTCGTGCAATATTCTAACATTTTCAAATCCATACTGATAAACCCTGATAATTAAAGAACCATTACTTATAGATATTTCTAATATATCAGATTGAAATAATGTTATACCATTATAAATAACAGGAATACCAGTATCTTCATATAAAATTCCACCAGCATAATATCCATAATCCAAATCAGAACCAAAACAACGAATTCCAAAATCAATGTCACTAGTAACTATTGGATTAAGAGTAGATGGTTTCACTCTTGTAAGTCCAAGTGTAAAACCATT